CTCCTTCCAAATCCACATCTACAGCAGAAGTATTATTTCTGTGTTTACCCATGGCTACAGGTCTACCCAAACCATCATATATAAAGGTAGGAGCTTCTTGAACAAAGAAAGGATCCTTCACAATAATATTCTCTTCTCGAATATCTTGTTCTAGACCCTCTATAATTACTGAACGATTCTTTTGGGTAGTTAACCAACCTGGAGATTTATCAACCTCTGGTCTGGACTTACCTTTCTTTTTCAGAAGCTTTTGATAGTAATATAGGTTAGGGTAACCTTCTGACTGAAGAGCAGAAGTTACTGCTAACCCAACGTCGTTAGATTCTGGAGCTACAACAGCAAAATTAAATAATTGCCCAGTATCTCCCAGTAACCTAGCATATTTATCTACTGCCATTCTTCCCTTATACACAACTTGTTCTTCTCCCAGCTTGTCCATACAAGTGAAAGAAGAATAGTCTGAGCCTCTACCTGTTGCAACGTCTGCACCGATAAAGTACTGTTTATTTGGATCTGGTTCGTTGAATTGTCTATACTGACGATTGAAACGATATTTTAAAACTGGATAATCACTTAAGCAATCTTCGATAGCCTTGATATCTGCCATATCAAATACTGTATTACCTGAAGAAAGAAAGTCTCCGTCGATTTCTTGTGCAGTTCTTTTTGGACCCAATGCAGAAGCCATCTGGTCATACCAAGATTGATCCCGTTCTGGGTGCATCTGCCAATATAATCGAATAGCATTGAAAGGATTACCTCCAGCTATAGCATCTACCCATGTTGAATGGTAAAAATTACCCATACCGTATGGAGTAGAATTGATGATGGCTGAACCTCCGGTGGAAAGCGTAGGGAAGGCAGCTGCCCAAATAGCTGAAG